AATGGATGATAATGATCGACCATTGGTTGTCAAACCACTTGACTATGGTATACAAGCGTACGAGCAAAAAGAAGGACCCATCACTCAATTCATGCAAGAGCAGATGATGCCAGCCATGTTCAGTGACTTCTCCGGTAATGATGATCTGGTCGATTTAGAGTCACAAGGATGGAAAATGCTATAAATAATGTTAGCATGAACACTGATATATCACAATCGATACTGAACAAGTCAAGAACCGACAAGTTCATCATGGTGTTGTCGTTACCCAAAGCTTTACGAGATGTTAACACAAAAAACGATCGCCAAAACACCAATGTGATACAAGACTCGCTGCAGTTCAGCATATATGGTGTGGTGATACCACGAGTGGTGGTGACAGATGTGGAGGGTAGATACAGTGGACAAACCTTTCATTTCACTAGTCACAAAAGACCAGCATATGACAACGTCAAAGTGAAGTTCACTATTGACAGTCTGTTCAACAACTATTGGGTGATATACAAATGGATCAATCTGCTCAACAACAATCAAGAAGGTTTCTTTCATGCTGAGGATATACCCATTGTGGAACAACCATACGATTTGTACTCGACAAACATAACTGTGTATGGTCTTGACGAGTATGATAAAAGAACAATACAGTTTGATTTTGTGGGAGTCATTCCGGTCTCGCTTGGCGAGATAGATTACAATTACCGGGATGCTGCCGAGATAGAGACTGATTTTGAGTTCTCTTTTTCACAGTTAATAGCGAAATTGTTATAAAATGCAACTGTGATCAAATAAATACTTTTAAGGATTTTAAATTATGTCACGTACAATACAATCACCAGGTGTAGAGATTAACGAAATAGATCTTTCATTGAGACCCGATCTACCGATCGGTACCAACATATTAATTCCAGGGTTCAGTCCAGCCGGACCAGTTGACGAGGTGCTCCAAGTAGCAAGTTTGTCTCAGTTCGAGCAAATGTACGGTTTACCAACCAATGCTGCTGAACGATATTTTTATCACACGGTCAAGGCCGCGTTTCAAAGCCCCGGTAACATTTATGTCTCACGTCTACCGTACGGTAAAGGTCGCGGCAATCATGTTGATGACACACACTACAGTGCAACATTGTACCCAGTCAAAACTACACTAACAGGGTCTTCTTCCGCCATACCATTGTCCGGTCTGTATGATTTGATGTCTGATCCGGAGAAATCAGATGAACAAGTCAATTTAGAAATTGGTGCACCAACTTATGTAGAGTTGAACGAAGAAGAATATCAATACATAATCGATGGAAAGATCGAATGGGCGGGTAATGACACCGGTGAAATCGCAGAGACTGGGAACCCAACAGTCTTAGATAAAGTCGCTAGCGCTGGTATTGTAATTTTAAACGACAGATCTCTCACAATCAATGAAAAATTTGAAGGATATTATGTAGGATTGGTTGACAATCAAGAGTTTGGACCAGGTTCAGCATACAAAGGAATCACAAACATCAAGACAATCAACAGCGCCAGCAAAAGCGTCTCACAAGCTGATCAATTCCGAACCGTGAGCTCCTCGCGCTTGGCATTTCCATTGGAATCTTCTTCTGAAACACAACTTAGCTACAGAGAAGGTTCTGTTTCTGAGGTGTTCGAGAACATGCCATCTTCTGATATTTCCACAACAGAATTTTCAGACATACTTGTGCTAGGTGTGTTCAAGCTCAGAAAATCAACACTGGATCCAGACACAGAAAAACTAAGTTATGCATTGTCAGAATATCATATTGGCTCTCTCAATGCACACCGTGAACAATTTGATCCTAACGGAGGAGCACCTGTTTCCTATTCGTTACAAGATGTATCAACAAATTCTGCACAATTCAAATTGTTGGTCAACAAACACATTGCCGAATCTGGGGATTGGCTGAACAGAAACGCTGATCTAGGAGATGTGTATAACGACACAATGAGTGAAGCTACCTCCGGAGAACTAGTCGATCCAAATGATGGTGGAGCTGTATCCAGAGTCAATGTGAAAATGCTCGATGGCGCGAAAAATCTATACGCACATGGTGTATACAAACAAGTCTCTGAAATAAAAAGCACCGTTGGTAACATTCCAACCAAGCTTGATCGAGTGTTTGAATTGATTGACAATCATGAATTGTTCCCATTGGATGTGACCTGTGAGGCTGGACTAGGTACAATTTTTGCAGCTACATATGGTGGTCGCACCGAAGCGAATTATGATGATGAAGCTTTTTACAATTTAAATCAAGGTATCGGTCCTGACACACTCAAGGATGATCCGGATTACGATATAGACAGTTGGAACGCTTCCACCGGTCCTGCTGATTGTTGGAATTATAATGCATTTTATCCACAGTTAGATGATCAAGGAAACCCGGTAGCTAGTGATTCAGATGAGTATGATCCACAAAACAAAGGAGGCATTTTCAGCCCAGGTCAAAAACAATTTCTAGGAGGCCCGGTGATGTGGTACAGAAATGTTGCCAACAGCTTCGTGAATTTCGCAGCACTCAAACGCAAAGATCACATGTGTGTATTGGATCCATTGAGACACATATTTGTACAGGGCATCAACGGTACGGTGCTGAGTGACAAGAGCAAAAATTTCAGTCAACACGTGTACTGGCCATTACGTCACATCTATCAAAGCATCAACACAAGTTATGGTGCTGTGTATGGCAACTGGGCCAAGACATTTGATGGAAAAATGTCGCGTAACGTGTGGGTGCCAATGAGTGGTTACCTAGCAGCAATGTACGCCAACACAGATGCAAACTTCCAACCATGGTTCGCACCGGCTGGTTTCACACGAGGTGTTCTCAACGGCATCGCAGATATCGCGATCTACCCAAAACAGAAACATCGAGATCAGTTGTACAAGATCAATGTCAACCCTGTAGCAAATTTTCCAAACGACGGATTCACAGTTTTTGGACAGAAGACATTACAGTCCAAACCTAGTGCATTCGATCGAATCAACGTGCGACGTCTATTCTTGTATCTCGAGAAAGCCACACGAGCCACTGCAAAATACTTTGTTTTCGAACCCAACACACTGTTCACTAGAACACAGGTTGTCAACGTGCTCACACCGATCTTTGATCGTGCTAAAAACACACAGGGCATGTATGATTTCTTGCTCATATGTGACGAGAGAAACAACACTCCTGACGTGATCGATCAGAACGAGATGGTGATAGACATCTACATAAAACCGGTACGAGCTGCAGAGTTCATCCTGGTCAATTTCTACGCCACAAGAACAGGTCAAGACTTCAGTGAATTAGTATCATAACCATAAATATCTTTAACCATGCCAGACGTAAATCAAACAATAACGGACTTTTACAGAGTATCACAAGAGAAAGACTTTCAACGCGATTTCCAATTTCGTGTGTTGAACATTCAAGGAGGAGACGGGACATCCGTTGAGTTTACAGAGGATGATCTGGTGTATGTACGCACCGCCACTCTACCTGGTAAAAGCATACAGAACAAAGTGGTTCCATACATGGGGTTACAATTCAACATCCCCGGCAGCGTGCAGTACGACGGGTCAGCAAATTGGTCAGTTCAGTTTTACTGTGACCAGGCCAGTGCTCTGAGACAGGCTTTTGAAAATTATTTGACTGATGTGTTTGATGACAGCACCAGCACCGGTAACTATTTCATGCCTCGAGCCAACGCGTTGATCGACCTGGTGCAGCTAGACACACAACTTGAAGCAGTTGCTAGTTATCAGCTTGTCGGGGTGTATGCTCAGTCAGTAGGCGCGTTGAATTACACACCAGCTGATGGTACAGGTGACACCATGAAATTTGATGCCACGTTGGCTTATCAATATTGGAGAAGAACCACTCCATAAGTTGAGTAGCCCATATAAGTATTTATATGGGATTTCTAGATAGAGTCGATCGTGCCGCGGCACGTGTCAACAATTTCGCTGGTCAGGTTACTGATGTATTAGGATTCTTTGGTGCTGATGTGGTAGGACTTGTTGAAGGAAGAATTTTCCCGTATCGAGATCATTTCCATCAGATGTTAGATCAATGGGATTTCGCCATCCCCAGCCGTAACCTGTGGGTGGTGTACATAGAAAGATTTCCAATAGGTTTGTTTCATGAGTCAAACAATCGATCTCTGGTCAACATGCTGGATCTGAACGGTGTTTATCTGGACTCGAGTGACCGGAAATGGAAGATCCGCAAGAATGTCAAAACATTGACCCGATACGAATTTCAAGACACACCCGGTGGATGCGTGTTCTCACAAGGTGTGGCCATACCAGGAGAGAGCATGAACGTCTCGCACGTGAAACCCAACAACAATCGAGGTTTGATTCCTGGTCGTGTGGCTGGTGAGCGTGACACACCGCAGGATCTGATTCTCGAGTTCCGCGAGACCAACACATCTTTTGTGGACAACATAGTGAGACCATGGATAATCATGGGGAGCCACTATGGCTTTGTGGCACGTGATATAAACGATATAAAAAATGTACAAACAAATGTCCACGTGTATCAGCTAGGCAAAACACAGTCCAATGTACCTAACGTACACCGTAAACATTGGACGTATTATAATTGTGTACCCACACGTATCAATCAAGCACAACTGACATATGATTACGACACAGCAAACACAATCAATCAAACAATCTGGTCATACACACATCACGCTGTGGAACAGCTACCAGATTTACCCATGTCCATGGTGATGGATCAGATCATGGGTGGAGGTGTGATGAATTTGTTAGACAAAGTGACCAAGGGTAAATCTTCCAAAGTGATCAACAAAGTCACCAAACCTATCGATTCAGTCAAAAACGCTGGTAAGGTTTTGAAAAATTTGTTTTAATTGATAAGTCTTTAGGTGATATCTGGTTTTAGTTACAACGTGTATGTGCCTAGTTTGCATGGAGATGTCAGATATTCTGAGTTGACCAACAAAATGTACATGGGTATATTGAAGTACATACAAAATGACGATGATGATGGTCTGGAACAGTTGCTGGATCACTACATTCACACGTTGTGTCTGGAGCCGGATCGAATCAACAATTTAGATAGACTTGATAAATACTGTGTTATCATGACCATCATCATGATGAGCATAGGCAACACTTTACAGTACAACATTCAATGTGATGAGACTGACAAAGAATACACCATTGACATTTCTGTTGGTTCGGTGATCACCAAAATAAATGATCTGAGTGTTACATCTCTTCAGGTTGATCTAGATCATGACAGTTACATTCTCATGAAAGCCCCAGAATCTATCCGGGGCATGACCAACAACACAATATCATGTGTGCACTTGAACGGTGTCACATATGACGTGAACCGTATGACCACCGATCAACTCAACCAGTTGCTTGAGAATCTACCATACAACATATACAACAAATTGCAGCAGACATATGACAGTTTGCATCAGGAGTGTAACGACATAGTGTATTTTGAGTATCG